GGAGACCACGGAGAACGTGCTTGAGGTGGAGCTCAAGCCAGAGACCTACAAGCTAATCAAGAAGCTACAGAAGGACCTCGTGGTAGAGGGCAAGGACGAGGTCATCCTGGCCGACACGTCGGTCAAGCTGATGACCAAGCTGCACCAGCTGTACTCCGGAACGGTGAAGTTCGAGAGCGGTAACTCCATGGTGCTTGACACCAGCAAGGCGGAGTTCATTAAGGAGCGATTCGCTGGAAGGAAGATTGGTATCTTCTACAAGTTCAAGGAGGAGCTCTCCGCACTCAAGATGGTATTCGATAAGGATGAAATCACCGACAGCCTTGAGGAGTTCACCAATGGTAAACGAATCATAGCGCTGCAGATTGTCAGCGGCCGAGAGGGAATCTCGCTGCGTGATGCCGAGGCGTTGGTGTACTACAACATCGACTTCAGCGCCACGAGCTACTGGCAATCCAAGGATAGGATGACCACGATGGAGCGCCTAAAGAACGATGTCTACTGGCTGTTCTCAAGGAAAGGTATTGAGCATCAGATATATAAAGCCGTAACGAAGAAGAAGGACTACACCCTTAGTCACTTTAAGCGAGACCTCGTAACTTTGGTGGGCAATGACTGAGCAGCAGATACAAGCCAAGAGAATCAAACAGCTCGAAGCGGAGGGCTACTATGTCATCAAACTTATTAAGACAAATAAGAACGGCATCCCTGACTTAGTCGCAATACCACCAGGCTCTGGCGTTCTGTTCTCAGAAGTAAAGCGCCCTGACGGCAGGGTTTCTGAGCTTCAGAAATACAGATTAAAAGAGCTTGAAGAACATGGATGCAAGACAGAAGTTTTTAGAGGATAACGAATACTTCCTTACGGATGAGCTCAGTGACTTTGTCCGGAGTATGTACTACGGGTTGGCCGAGGTTCTTGGCGAGGCTATAGACAATACCATTTACCAGATAGGCTATGGCATGGATGGCGTACAGGAGTGGGGCATACATATTGATTTCCAGGGAGAAACATATTACTTTTGCATATTAATTGACAGGGTTGATGAGAACATGGTTGGATTCATCGACATGAAGTTCATCGATGTGGACAAATACCTTGACCTAATAAACTTAAATCGACAACTAAATGAATCACTTGAAGTTATTGGCTGACATTGTCTCTGACGTACTTGAGCTTGATATACGAAAAAAGACAAGGAAGGCAGAGTATGTTGAGGCCAGGTACATATACTATAAGATAGCGAGGGATACGTATTTTAATTACTCACTCGAGAAGATAGGCAAGGAGGTTAGAAGAGACCACGCGACAGTGATACATGGCCTATCAAATGTTGACATGTGGATTGAGAAGGATAGGATATTTAGGGAGAAGTACGAACTTGTCCTCAAGTATTTTAAGGAAAAGATTGATGGGCCGGAATATATAACAACAGAAATGGGTAATGAGATTATTACAGAAAACGCAATACTGAAGTCAGCAAATGCAATACTCGTAGATAAGTTATATTCACTATCTTTGCAAATGGAACTGCTTGAGCATCAGGTAGAAAAATATAACAAGTTCGGAAGTATCTTAGACAGAATTACGCAACAGGTACCGGTGCAAAAAATACCAGCGTTCGAGCAGAAATTAAATCGATTCATGAATGGAATACAACTTTGAACAGATTGAAGAGCTAATGGAGTCAAAGCTCTGCGGCAAGTGCAAGATTAACAAGCTGCTCCACATGGACTGCCTACTCTACGCCAACCTTGGGCTGGACTCCAGCAAGAAAGAGAAGCAGGATGTTAAGGCTAAGTCTAAAAAGATTTACATATACATAAAGAAAATTGATTCCGAAATTGGAGATAGATTACTATCTTCGATGGATTAACGAAACTACGCCCCATGCACCCGCTTAAAAGTCAGAGAGTTGTAAGCATAAATTACTTGATGCACGAGATAAATTCTCTGACGGATGATTTATATGAGGCGTTGATTGACGGAGAGACAGCCGATGCGGCCTCAGCAGTAGCTGAGCTTAACGCTAAGCTGTCGTATCTACTTGAAACCCTTGAGGATGCAAAGACACACGGTTAGGCTTAGGCTAAAGAAAGACGAGTACGCATTAGTACAACAACACAGAGCACTCATAGAAGAGTGCAAAGCTAAGGGGATACCATTCGATAGCGTAAACCACTACTGGCATAAGGGCAAGAACTTCTCACTCCACGTTAGGAACGATAACAATCAGCTCACCTGGGACGACATTAAGGATACGTTCATCGAGGAGATGAGCCAATACGCTCCCAAGTATGAGCCGATTCAAAGGCAGAGTACTAAGGGCGACAAGCACTGCCTGGTCATAGACCCCGCTGACGTGCACATAGGTAAGCTTAGCACGTCGTTCGAGACCGGCGAGGAGTACAACTCACAGATAGCAGTGCAACGCGTAATAGATGGAGTTGAGGGCATACTTGAAAAGGCCAGCGGATTCAACATCGACAAGATTATTCTAGTCGGTGGCAATGATATCCTGCACATCGACACCCCACGCAGAACAACCACATCCGGTACGCCACAGGACACCGACGGTATGTGGTATGAGAACTTCTTATTCGCAAAACAATTATACGTCGACATCATAGAGAGGCTGGTGCAAGTCGCGGATGTACACTTCATCTACAATCCGTCTAATCACGACTACACCAATGGCTTCTTCTTGGCCGATGTCATCAAGACGTGGTTCCGCTCCCTCCCCAATGTCACCTTTGACTGTTCAATCAGTCATCGTAAATACTTCCAGTACGGAAGTAACTTAATTGGAACCACGCATGGTGACGGAGCCAAGACTCAAGACCTGCCGCTTCTGATGGCTCAGGAGGCGGCAGAGTCTTGGGCTAGCACCAAGCACCGCTACGTATACACGCACCACGTACACCACAAGACGTCAAAGGATTACATTGGTGTCACCGTTGAGAGCCTGCGCAGCCCCAGTGGCACCGACTCATGGCACCACCGCAACGGATACCAGCACAATCCTAAGGCTATTGAGGGATACATCCACCACCCAGACCACGGTCAGATTGCACGGCTAACACACATATTCTGATGTCTAATAAGCAGGAAGAATACATCAACTTTATTTGGATAGTCGCCATCAATTTCTTAATTTGGCTGACGATTTTCAAAATAATGCAATGAACGACCACATCTTTCTATACTGGGACGACTTAGGAGACAGCCACGAGCACGTCGACCAACAGGTTATTCGAGTTAATCAGTGCCAGATGCACGCGATGCAGCAGGAGTGGGATGAAAATGAGGATGAATGGAATTCCAGGATGGATATCATCGGGCAGAATGGGAACACAGGAGAGCACTATGAACTCGAGACAGAAGATTGAGCAAGCGTTGGTCATGGCTAGAGATATCGCTATGGCAAAGGGATACATCACTCAACAAGATATAGAAGACATCATCAATGAACTTGAGTCACAGGGCTAAAGACCCACGAGCAAAATACCAGAAGCGCGAGAAGTTCTCCGTTGGCGACAGAATGTACATCGTTGTAGACGAGCAGCTTGTTCTGTCTGGCGATGGCCACACCGTTGATGACTTCTCGTTCTACTTAATCAAAGACCTTGAGACTGGCATCCACTACCGCATGCCGTTCGAGCGGGTCAACAACGCACCATCAAAGTACGAGGGCACAGATTACTATGCCGACTTTGGTGACGCATACAATTCACACTACGAAATCAAATGACCACAGACGAACTATTCCGTTCAGTAGAACAGTGGGCCATCATCCGTGGCCTCGACTCAAGAGACAACCAATCACGCCAGGCACTCAAGGTGATGGAGGAAGTTGGTGAGACCATGGCAGCAATGGCCAGAGGCGACAAGGAAAAACTTAAGGATGGCATAGGTGACTCAATAGTCACGCTGATTATCCTCGCTATGCAGTGCGGCCTTAGTGCGAACGAGTGCCTGGAGTCAGCATACGATGAAATCAAGAACCGCAAGGGTAAGACCATCGACGGCGTATTCATTAAGGAGTAACCGCTAAGCGCCTGTAGCTCAGCGGTTAGAGCAGGGGACTCATAATCCCTTGGCCGGGGGTTCAAATCCCTCCGGGCGCACTATTTCTTTTTGTTCTCCGGACCCCCGATGGTGTACTCCGAGTAGTTCATCAGCCTCAGCACGTCCTCTCCGTCATCTACACCGCCGTCAATTACGTCGGCCATGTTCTGAGCGTATCGGCTTATGTTCTTAAGGCCAAGGCCAACGGCTGCTGCTGCTGCGTAACCCATGTCTGCGATAGCCTCGTACACATCGTCATCGTCCTTGGCATCCATTATCTTCTTGGCAGACTTAGCTGCATCAGATAAGATATCCCATCCCGGAGCAGTGCGTGCGTCAGTAGCCCATGGCTTGTCAAGCAAGAGGTCGCGTGCGGCGGTAAGTACATCGCCAATAAAGAACAGCGCAGTAAACGGTCCGAGCAGAGCTGCCATGCCCATTTCGTAATCGTCCTCCTCTTCTCTCCACTCCCTGAGCAGACCCGGGAATCCAAGTACCGCGTACTGGAACAGCATGGGTACCAAGAATTGGTATAGGAAGATGGTCTCAATGTTTTGCTTGAGCGTTCCCTGTCCTGCCGTTTTATCCATCTTTGCCAGCTTCTTAAAGAAGCCGCTGTACGCTGGAACAATCTGACGAATCATAGCCTTTGGTGCGTTCTGAAGTACAGAGAACGCGCGGTACAATGCATTGCCAGAGTTCTGGTAGTAGTCCTTGTCGATGATATCAGCGGAGCCAAGCGTCTGCTCAATCTCAGTGCTCACCTTATCGGCAGCGTACTTGATGGCCTCTTGTTCAGTGGCCTTAGGATTGGAAGCAAAGAACGACTCCTTGTAGTACAGGTAGTTGCCCATCGCTCCAGCCATAGCAGAGAACTTATCACCCTGAATTACAGGCCACATCATGGCATCAAGCATCTTGTCGTATACTTCTCCAGCCGTTCTAAGGATTGGATTACCTTCTTTATCCTTTGGCATTATGTCCGTAGTCCGTCCCTGCTTGTACGTTCCAATGATGGCCGTCAGCTCCTTCGGGTTGTAGCGCTTCTGAATGCGTGGCGCATTCTCGATGAACTCATTCCAAAGATTCTTCATGTCTGGCGTTGCCTTGGCTGTGTACTTAGCCCAGTTCTCAAAGCCAATGCGGTTAGCGAACGCAAACAAAGACGTTGCCTGCTTGACAAACTGAGATGGGTTAGCCATGAGCACAGCCTTAGAGAATCTGGCTGATATATTATCAAGCATGGTTTGCTTCATGCCCTCTCCGGCACTCATCCCTCTCGTTCCAACAAGCTTAATGTTGTTGTCGATAAGCTTGAGCACATCTTCCCCTGCAGTCCTCTTGATTGACTCGCGAACAGCCTTGTTCTTGAACATCTTATCAATGTCACGGATACTCTCCGCGTATGCACGGAAGTATTCCATGTCGCCAAGGTAGGATGATAGCACACCATCACCATCCATCAGCTTGATGGCATTCTTATTCTTCTTGCGAAGCTTCGTAGACGATGGCGTCTGGATGTTTGAGAACTCGCCCTTATCATTCATCAGCGTGATTGCCATGGTATCGTCAGCCTCAAACTCACGATACATCCGTCCAGCGTAGTTCGGATTCCACGGCATATTGGTGCGGAATATATTCTGATATACTGGGTTGTAGTCCTGGTAAAGCGATGGGTACAAAACGTTTACCTGCCAGTCAGCCCATTCTTTTACCCTTGGGTCAAGAGCCTCGTTGAATAGCCTGTCCATAAGCTCTACGTAGTTGTCTCCAAACTTAGATTCGAAGCCAGTTCTGTTAGCCGGGTCTTTGTATTGGTTGTACAGGTAGTAGATTTGGTTTTGACTCATTGGCTCGAACACACGGAGTTTGTTAAGCTCAGCATTCAGCTCAGTCTTACGCTTTGAGCTTGCCGTCTTCATCTCATCCATAATCTTCTTGGCAGCTGCCTCATCCTTAAAGATGTCGACTGGAGCTTTTACCTTGTTGTTCTTTACAACGCTGTCGTACTTCTCTCCAAAGATGTCGATGGCTGCCTTGTCAATCATGGCGTTCACCTTCTGCATCCTGCCCTCGAACTCAATGCTTGATTGCTTGAGTCTGTCGTATACCATATCGTGAACTCTTCCGCCAAACTGGTCAGTAAGGTTCTCCGTTATGCGCGACAACAGCGTGTGAAGTGAACCGGTCTTATCAAAGTAGTTAGTGAACGGCTGGCCAACAAATGAAGACCACGCCTTTGCGACTCTTGACTTAGTGGCCTCCTCGTTTGCTCGCTCAATCTCTGACGTTCTAACAAACTCCTCAGCCCCATCGTTGGTAGTGATGTCGTCATCAACTACCTTGCCCGTGATAGATTCGATGAGGTCCTTCACGTTCTGTCTGTACATCTCATGCTGACGAGACAGCGCATCCTTAAACGCTGAGCGTCCCTCAAGCACGAGCTGAGCCAGCTGCGTCTTAGCCTGCGTCAACGTATCCAGTTTGTTCGGGTCGTTGTTCTCCATCAGCGATGCCTCGTTGTACAGCATGGCTATCTGTAGAACCTGAGCACGCATTATATCCTCTTCGTCGAGAGAGAATTCAGAAGTCAACTCATCGAACTCCTTAAGCTGGCGCTCCATGGTTTCGGCTATCTTATCTGGTGCCATGTCTGGGCTCACCAGCTCCTCATTAATAGAAGCAATGGCATCCTGAACCTGGATAGTCGTGGTGCCCATTCTTCTACCGCTCTCAACCTTAGTGGTCTTGGTCTCAAGAAGTTTCTTGATGTCTCGCTCTACCTTTGCTACGTTGTACTCGTTAACGTATCCCTCAACGCGCTGCATTATTGCGGGCAGGTTGTCGTAGTTGGCGTCGGTAACGGCCTGGATTAGCTTAAGTACATCGGCCTTGGTGTACTCACCCTGTGGCAATGACTTGCGAATGAAGCCACGCACCTTACGTTTGATGGCCTCGAGGTTATCTCTGGTCTTCTTGCGGTCCAAGAGCATAGCTCTCAGCGACTTGAACTCTTCACGCATTGCTGCGTTACTTGACTTGATGCCAATTGCCTTGTCGAGGTCAAGCATCAGCTTAGCCTTCACCTCATCCGTCTGAGCCTTGAACTCTTCGGTAGCAGTCAGAAGATTCTTTGCCTCTTCACGAAGCTGTAACTTATTGTATACAGGCTTCTTGGTGATTCTGTTCTTCTTAGCGGAAAGCTTGTTTAACTTTTCTCTGATGTCGTTAAACAACTTCTGACCTACCACTGCGCCACCCTCAAGGTTCTTGAATGCATCGGGCAGCACGGCTCCGAGTACATCAAGCGGAATCTCCATGGCTCCCTTGATTTCTTCAGCCGTGTATCCACGCTCCTTTAGGAACGCCTCGATGGTCACATCTCTGAAGCCCTCGGCTCTGGCCTTTCCAACTATGTCGTAGATGTTGTTCTCTTGCGCGCTGTATCTGGCACGCATAGACTCGGCAGCCTTTCTCGGGCTGAACTTATTGTTGATTGGCTGGCCAGAGAATAGGTCAGCTAGAGCTACGCCAATGAACTCGTCAAGCGTAAGGTCTTTGATGCCGTCTACCTTTAGGTCCTTAGATGTAGTGAATCTTTCCTTGATGTACTTGAACACGCCATTAAGCCAAGACTTAAACTTGGAACGCTTAGATGCATTGATGATGGTCTCACCCTTGGTGGCCATCAATTCAACAAGCGCTTCTTCTCTAGCTAGCTCCGTGTCTCCGTACTTTGCCTTGGCCGCCTCAAGCTCCATCGTTCCTTCGACAAGCTCAAGTCCTTTATTAAGCAGCTCAGTACCCTTCTTGCCTGACTCCTTAGAGCGTAGGAAGTCAATCCAGATGTGACCAAACTCGTGGATTGGCGTAGCCAGTGAAGCCTCGCTGGGGTTGATGTATATATTTCCGTCCTTGGTCAAGCCAAGAATCTTCATGCCGTTGACCTCTCTGGTTCTCACCTCGGGGTCCTGCATAATGGCATCAAACTCCTCTTGTGTGGCTGTAGCTTGAACAGATGGGAACGCAAACCGAAGCTTGCCCATCAGCATCTCAATATCGCCGATGGCATTCACCATTGGTCTTGCGCCAACGAACGCACCGTCAGCAAAGAACGCTCCGCCTACCTGGGTGGGTATTGACTCAATGTCTGGAGCTACAACCTCTCCGGTTTTCTTTACTTTTTCTTTGAACACCCGCGAAGCCTTGGCCTTCCACTCTGGGAATACATCAATGCCATGCGTGGGGTTTTCCAAAATAGCAATCACCTGCCCCTTTGGACCAAATCCATAGTTGTTGTGTTGTGCTTTTTGAACACCGCCATTCAATACGTCAATGCCCATAATACCAACAACACTGCCCTGCTTGAGCTTCTTCATAGACTCTTCGCCAAGCGCATCGTATATGGCGTCTGACGTAAAGTTCTTTGTGTTAGTAGCATCAACGCCATCGAATAGCGTCTTGATGTATTTTGAATTTGGTTTCTTTACACCCTCGGCAGAGAACATAACCTCATAAAGAAGAGAGCGCTCAGGCAGAGTAAATGTTTCCTCGTTTCCGGTAGCACGCTGCTTGGCCTGTTCGATTACATACTTAAGTAACTCATCAACTGACTTAATGTTATTCGCCTTGATGTCGTTCTTAAGCGCATTCGCTGCTGCTCTAATTTTGTCGTCAGAAACTTTTGTCTTAGCATCAATAGCCTCAATTAATGGAGCCATTGCATTAATTCTGTTCTTTTTTGGAAGTGATTCTACCGTAGGTAGTATCCAGCGGAACACGGCTTCGTTTGAGTTGAGCGCTCCATTTGACATCCGCATGATAGCCATTGGTACATGACCATTTGGTAGTCTTCCTTCCTCCCAAGCCTTGTCGAACACAGCCTTGTTTGATTCGTATAGACGAACAGCTGAATCATATTGGGCTTGAGCGCCGCCCTCATTTACGCCAGCCCAAGCAAGGTTCTTATTAGGGCCAAGGACATTGAACAGAAGACCTCCATCTACCTGCATCTCATTGCCCATTGAATCCTTAACGGTTCCGGATGCCAGTATGTCAGACATGCCAGTAACCATTGGCAGACCATTGAAGTCCTCGATGCGCTTGGTAATTGACTTCGCCTCCTCCGGTGATATGTTCTTCACCAGTGAGTTTGACTGCTCGATAGGAGAAACAATCGTGGTCTCTACATTGGTAGGCTCAACGAAGTCCAGCTGAACAGCTGGCATCTTGTTCATCACGTCGGTAATTCCCTCGACATCAGCGTCGTTTACGATAGTCTCACTATCAGACAATCTGAATCTTGGTTCGCCACCCTCTGGCTCGCCTATAATTGCTCTAAGGTCAGACAGCTCCTGCTCTTCTACAGCCTGAGGGACTACTTCTTGGACGACTTCTTCACCCGCTGCGGCAACGACTTCAGGTTCTTGGTCTCCTTCGACCACTTCTTGCAGTCCCACTTCGGGTTGTTCTGGGCGTAGCACGCCTTCATCTGTTGCTTGCTCTTGAACGGCATAATCTTTAGCTTCTTTACCGGTTAATGTGTATGTGTATCCTTCATTTAATACTTTGTCTGTCTTTTTACCTATAGGCAAACCAAGTATTTTTTCTCTTATCTCAATAGATACGCCATCCTTCTTGACTGCTCTATCTCTGAATTGCTCTGGGATTTCTTCTAAACTTTCAACATTAAATGAGATTAATTCCTCATCATTCAATGACGCAATTACATCTTGAGCAGCACCCTGTGTTGTTGTTGCGGTTTCTTCAATCTTTGCAACCTCATCAATAAGACTTTTTCTGCGGTCTCTCAGCGCCTTGCCAGCTACATCGCTGGTCACAGTATTGATTGCGTTGCTAACTTTTACTATCTCTTCGTTTAGTGCATTGAGCCTAGCCACCTCTTCTTCGGGTAGCGAGTTGACGAAGTTTGCGTAGTCTGTGAATATCTTATTCTTTTCGTTTCTCTTGGTTTTGAGCGCAGTCTCAAGCACGCTTCTAACCTCTGGGTCTTCTGCCGCAGCAAGCTCAGTCTCAAGCTCTTTGATTTCCTGGCCAACCTTAGCTTTGCGTGCAATGTCCGTAGTCTTGGCACCGAATGCCGTTTCAACAAGGCCACCGGGTAGCTCAGCTATCATCTCAGTAAGGATGGCTGACGGAGCAGTGATTGAACCCTCTGCCGCAAGCTGAGCTCCAGCCTCACCAGCTGCTCCAGCTGCTGCCTGAGTAGCCACCTCCATGAGCGGCTTACCCATACGTCCAGCGATACCGCCGCTGATGGCATCAAGAGCAGCAACAATAGTCGCTGGAGCCTGCACTTCTGCCTTGACCTCAGACATTAGCTCGGTGTTGGTCATAGCATCTCTAAGCTGCTGAGCATCAGTAACATCTACGCCACGTTGCTCAAGCGAGTCAAGGATGCGAGACGACATCTCTGCGTTTAGCGAGTTCTTTCCGGCAATGTACGCGCCAGTTCCTCCCACCGGCATAAGTGCTGCCGCATATAGCGCATCTTCCGGAGTCATTGCTCCAAGGCCACCGCCCATCTGAACGGCTGACGTGGTAAGAACTTCGGTCAAGAACGTTATTGGATTGGCAGCAAGCGTATCAAAGAAGTCTCCAGCCTCGGCGCCAAGTTGAGATGACAGAAGCTTCGGCTGTTCTTTTTTCAGCTGTGCCTTTAGCTTCGCAACTCTCTCGTAATCAGGTACTTCGTCTGCAAGATTATTATTAATCTGCGCACTTAGTGCTCCGACATTGTATGCGGTTTGCGTGTTGTCAGCAAATTTCTTAGCATCAACGTATGCCTGAGCCGGGCTACCCATTGGGTTGATTACCTTATTCAGGACAGAGCCAGTGATGCCAACAGCATTGCTTATCTTCTGCTTGGTGGCCTCGTCAATGGTAACGTCAACATTACCAACGATATCAGATATGCTCGCCATGTCGTACATGGGAGCTTCTTGTGATGCCTTAAATTCTGTAGGACCCCACTGAACGGTGGTCTGCTGCCCAGTTGGCGTGGTTATCTTAACGCCTGCGGACTTTGGCGAAGCCGAAGAACCAGTCGCCATAGGCTGCTCCATAGCGGCCTCTTGAGAAGTAGAAACCGAAGGTTCTTTTTTTTTTAAACCCATCAGCTCAGAGAAGCCATCAATGTCGCCATTATATCCCTTGCTAGCAAATATGTTATATGCGTCATTCAACGCATCCTGATTTGTAGATATAAGCTGTACAAAATCGTTTAGGCTACCATTGTATCCGCCAGACTTGAACAGCGAGTAGGCGTCATTAACTGCTTCTTCGTTCATTATTTATTGTATTTTCCAGTGTTTATAGTAGCACCATCACCAGTTGGCTGCTGCGAAGATACGGCTGGGTTTCTCTCCAAGAACTTCATCAGCTTGGCCATCTCTCCATCAACTACATCTTGCTCACTCTCGCTAAGAGATATCTCAACACTTTGACCGTTCGGTGCAGTGATGGTCATATAGTTCCCAAAAAATCCAGACTGCTCAACCTTGTATTGAGGTCCTAAAATCTGAGCAACTTTAGGAACTGCTTCCTCTTCACTCATGGTGATTATCTTAGAGCTTATCTGTGGTATAGCACTAGACACACCGCCGGCCTTTGCGTATCCCTCAGAACGCCCCTTGTACGGGCTTTGCTGCCAGTCAATAAAAGCGGTCTCTACGTTCAGTCCAGGAATCAATGCTCGGCCAGTATTCGTGGCGAACAACTCAAACCCAGCAACACCAGGACCACCTGATTGAGGAATTGGAATAACTCTTCTTGGCTTAACGTTACCATCTTTGTCTGGGTTGTACTCAATAGTGATATTGCCACCAGATTTAGTAACTCTCTTTATCTCCGGATTTATCGATGGGATATTCTGAAGAGCTGAGTTTACTTCTTCTGGGGAACCTGCATATATCTTTCTAATAAGCTCAAGGTGCCCAAGGTTTTGTTGTCTCTCTACGCCAAATCCTCCAAAGCCACTATCAGTATCTTTTTGCGGAGCGAATACCGGCATCGGCGTCTCAACTCTGTCAAGCTGTACACGAATCTGAGCACGCAGAGCCTCTTCGGCCACCTTACGTTGCTGAGCAGTAAGCTCAGGCATAAGCAATCCCATGCCATCTTCCTTGAGAAGAATCATATTCGGGTCGCTTGCAGCAATTGTCGGGTCCTGCGTGAACTGGTATCCGCCAACGTAATCTGAAAGAATACTTCCAAGGTTACGAGGCGACGCAGTCATTGACTTAATGATGTCGTTCTCAGCCTTTGCGTATGCTGGGTTCTTCATCACGTCTTTCAGCGTAAGCACATTACCACGGCGCATAGACTTAACTACGTCGCCAAGCACTGAAACCCTTTTACTGGTCTCACCAACAACGTCAAACTTATTAATCTGGTCTTTACGTCTTGCGTACAACTTGTTGACGCTCAGCAGGTCAGACTGGTTTCTGTTAATCGTTCCGTCAGCATTACGCTTAGCAATGTACACACGGCCGTCTGCCGGGTTAACGTAGATGCCCTTGTCTTCCGTGGTGCGGAACGCATCGTACATCTCATTTTGGAACACCTCTTGAGCTGCAGCCTCTCCATTCTGCAGGCGCTTCATGGCATTCTCGTAGTCCTGCGCAAACGCCTTAGACGCATCGCCAAGCTGAGTTACGCCATCCATCAGGACCTGCTTCTTCTTCATGTACTCAGCAGGATTCAGGCGTCCAGCCTTCATTTCCTTGTTGAGCATAAGCAGATACTGACGCATGTCATTAGCGCCATCCATGTAGAACTCGCTGACCAGCTTAGGCTGATTAGCAGTAAGCTCATTGATGGTTGTGACCGCCTCGTTGGTGACACGGTCAAGCTCGTCTCGCTGCTCCTGACGCTTGACTCTAATCTCGTCAAGGTCTTTTGATATCTGAGAACCAATCGCGCCCCAGTCGACGAACGCCTGCTGGTCCTTTTCTACAAAACCTAAGTAACTCTTAGCCATTATCTTGCTTGTAACAATGGTACTTGACCAAGATTTGAAAAGTCTATCTCGTCTTGAAGAGCTCCAAGCTGTTGCGCGAATGCAGCATTGTCAAACTGGTACTGATTCAGCGAACCGTTAGGTCCAAGTAAATCACGACGGATTGCTCTATTTGAGTTTGGATTAGCTCCAAAACCATACAGCGGCATCGACTCAAAAGCCCCGCCAACAGCGGCGCCAAGTCCACTTATTCCAGCTGTCAGTGCAGCACCACGCTGTTCTGATGCTTGAGCCATAGCTCTCTGGGCTCCCTGTGCTTCCATCACGTCAAGGTTTGACAACGCACCAAGTCTGCGCGCCTCATCCTGAGCCACAGACATATCTCTTCTGTAGATGTCCTCAGCCATATTCTCGCGCTGTTGCTCGGTGGCCTGAAGACCAAGAGCACCAATACGTCCTACACTAGCAGCCAGCTCACGAGCACCAGACTCTCTGGCGGCCTCGGTTAACTGCATAGACTGTGCGGTGATTTCACGCATAGCATTCTGGTATGCCTCTGTCGGAACCTGAACCTCCTCTAATGGTGCCTGCATCAGCTTAGCTCTTGCGTCTGCAACAGCCTTAGCAGCAGCCTGTTCTGCTTCGTCCATGGCCTTCTTCTGCATGGCGGCAGTAGCAAAGCTACCAACGGAGCCAAGCACCTGAGGCAACACCTTGGTGCCTAGAGCGAGAAGCAATTGTGGGGGAATGGGAATCATATTATTGCAAAGATAGTTTAAGGATATGACTTAAACACGCTGCTCTCAACGTGGAACAGTTCCACCGGACTCGTGCTGTCATTGGTTAAAGTGAACTCACAGAAGTACCCAAGTACGCCATGCGACTCGGCCTGCTGATTCTTCACGTAAAAGATAAAATCGCCAGGCGACGGAACAGGACCAGCGGTGGCGTTTACTGTGACGACATTGTCTGCTATCAGAGTTACGGCGCCAACAAGCAATGGCTGCGGCGCTGAGTTGAAGTATATGGCATCACCAATGCTGATGATGCTGCCTACTCCGTCAGCAAACTCAAGCTCATACAGGGCGCCGCCTACATTCGTGATGCTCACAAGGCTAGCGATACCATTGGCGGAGCGCATCTTGAAGTTCGCAGGAGACGTGTTCGCTCTAATAAATGCGAACCAGCTACCCTCCTTGTCCTCAAACCACGTCTTATCAATGATGCCAGTTTGCAGGTCGCTCACAAGCGTAGCTGACCAGCGGTCATCAGACTCAAGGCTAAGCGTCTTAAATACCTTAGGCTCAGTTGGTGACGTGTTCAGCACTGAGGTTATTGTACACGGGTAGTTCACTCCGTAGTACTGACCAATCGTTCCAGTATTATGGCGGTATAGGTTGCCGCCCTTGAAGCTGTACAAATAGTTGTTCATTCCGTGCATCCAGTTGGGGATGAACGAATAGAACGTGGGGAAACCCTTTACGTCAGAGTTGTATGCTATGGTGTATTGGCTCACGGACAGTTTATTTGTAGTTCAAAGTTACCACCACCACTGGTTGGGATAATCTCGACCTTGATTCGCTCTGGGTATTCTGTAGTCTTGTTGACGTTCATGGTTCCAGATGTATTAGTAGGACCGCTCGTCGTTACGACACCATTGAACGTAGCCTTAAACTCTATGTCTCCAGCAACAAGACCTATGTTCCACGTAAACAGCAAGTTGCCTGTCTGAGTTCCTGCGTCAATGTAGAAAACACTTGGTTCATCTGTTACGCTGGACACTATGTATGTGTCGCAGCCAACAACTATCTCTGGTGACTCAACTTTGTCGTCTTTGATTGATAGTATGTACTGGTCCATGAAGGGGTCGTACACGCCAATCTTCTGCTTGTCAGTGGTCTCAATGAATCTGTCTCTAAACCACGAGCCCATTCCGTAGTCTGATATTACCTCAAGCTGGTCGTTGCTGTAGCTAGAGCCAGTTAATTTAATGACAGCTCCTCGCTTGGCATCGGTGAAATACTTTTCGTATCCAAACGATGCAAAGCTTTCAGGGTTAAGGCTAATGCCAAAATCCTCAAGTCGAGCAATCTGCGTGCCGAGAACCTCTGGCACAGACGTAATAGAACCACCTGCAGCAGCGTCAGAAAGCAAGTTCTTTCCAGCAAGCACGTATGATATCTTGTCCTCTTGCAGCACAAGTACGTCAGTCTGACGCCCGTACATCTTTTGGATTGAGCCGAATATCTGCTCGATGTCCTTGTAGTTTGCAAGCGCTAAGTTGAACTCATTCAGCTTGTTTACGTTACTCTGCTGACGGAATACGCCACTGTAAGTGATTGAAGCAAAGCGTCTTGTCTCTTCGTAGTTCTCATCGGCTACAGCACTGAACCTGTTTCCGATAACCACGGAGCGAGACGTGATGCCGTCGTTCACCTTGTATCCCTCTACGCCATTTCCGAAGCAATAGCAGTTAAAGAACTTAAGGTCAACTATTGCTGGCTGTAGTGCCGTCTGGTTCTGAACGTTTCCGTAGTGGTATCCATTAATAATCTGGAAACTCTGTGAGCCCTCGTAGTATATCGAGTCATTTATTTCATCAGGCTGAGTCTCAAAAACAACAAAGTCGTTCTTGGTTCCGTTGATGGCAAAGCTCGACGCATTGACTAACATGTAAAGTCCGGCTGGCGCTCCAGTAATAAATTCCTCTGGCTGAGACTGAAGGTCAAGCACATCTACCTCAACAAGTGAGCTCAGTGCTGAATTTGTATCAGTCTTGACAATCAGCTTACTTCCGACCTGTGGAATCAACTGGTTTTGCCCCTCGAGTTTAAACCAGTAATCACCAGCTAGAGCTGGCGTGGTATAAAACTCCTTGCTGTATATGATGTTATATCCGCCCCTGGATGGCTTTATTACAAACTTGTATCTGGACGCCCATGAAGGAGCCACGCTGTTTATCGTGGTCTTTATATAGTTTCTAAGACTAGATGTACCTGCGTTAAAGAACGATGAGTTCGTTTCGCAAATGAGCGCCGTGGTATTTCTTCCGAAGCTATCCATGTACACAATGCCAACCTCATATCCTCTATTGCTGTGTAGGCTCTCGGTATATGCGTCAGCCTTTACGTACTGAACTGTCACATTGCTGATGTCATAGTACTGAACTATGTATCTAGTGTACGGGAACGTGTCGTTGCTTCTTACAAACTTTACCGCTGGGAACTGAATAGATATGATATCACTACCGACGGTAGACTCGCTGTATATTGGCGTGCCCTCCGTTTGAACGCCATACGCATTCTTCACCCAAACTCCAGATGGAGACGGGGCGGTGTCTATTGGCGTGGGGAATGCGCAGACAAACAGGTCAGTCCACGTTGCTCCAGTGCACACCATGTCAGCCGGCTGTATGTTTAGCGCAGTGCCTATGGTATTTTGAAAATACGCCGAGTTCCAAAAATCGTATGCCGTAGCATAGTTATTGTCTGCAGCTACACTAAGCCTTAGGTTCTCAAACTTTGTAGGCAATAGCGTAACTGATGTAGCTACCATTTTTGTTGACGATATTGTGAAGTCAAACTTCATCGTCAACACATCACCCTTTTGTATCTGAACATCAGAGAAGTCAAGAGACAATACGGCGTCAGGATTGATTACCGGAGTCTCAAAGTATGGCTCAAGCAGGGTGTTGCTTATAGTGTCATCAACCAAGTCCTGTGGAACAGGGACACTAACCGGCTCAGTTGTGTAGTCAATGAGTATCGGCTGGTTGTTGCTGTTGGTAATGTTGTACCCATCGACATAGTTGCCGAACATAATGCGGTTACCCATCAACGTCTGAGCCTTGGCTTTCCTTGGTACGTTGTCGTACACACGAAGCAGCTCGCTCTCAGGTAGCGTAGTGTATATCTTGTTGGATGAGAATCTGATTGTTACGTCATCAAAGTCAATCCATCCCTGCTCGTATTTATCAAACTTCTCAATTACGTTTATGACGTTAGAGTCGTTCAACTTAAAGCACAGGTCGATGCCAACTACATTAGGGCCACCAGTATTAATAGATACGTCCGCAGCATTGAATACGCTCTGCATACCAATGTTGGTGAACGTCTCCTCGCTTAGCTCAAAGGCAGCCGGAATGAATGCTGCATCACTGAACTGCGACAGAGCGCTGTACTCTCCATCTAGGTATTTATATCTGTACGCAAAACAAACAAATCGTGTATCGATGTAGTTCTCAAAACCGGATGCGGTAGCCAGCAATACTGTTGGTGCCTGTGTGGGCGGAGCCACAATAAGGGCAATATCTGCCTCCGTAATGATATCGCTACCAAGGAATGGGAACGGGTAAGTCTTGTTTACGTTAATCTTTCTTGGCTGATTGTAGTTGTCAGTCCATACCAGCAGGTCGTCAATGATGTCAACGCCAGTAATCAAGTACTGAGGATTGAAGTTGAGTACAGTGAGCGACACAACGTGGTACGTGAGCGAATCAATCTTCTCGTTGTACGATACAATCATATCAACCCCAACAACGGGGTCGTGAACAAACCAGTATATTACTCCCTTAGCGTCGTCTGATGCAGCACCAATACAAACCGCGTCCTGGCTTATCGGATTCTCGTTGTATATCAGCGTGGTAATTTTTTCGTTACCCCTTACGTTCTTTACGGCACCGATGTTAGTTCCCTCAACTGAAGAGACCTCAATGTTGTACGCATCACGATATTCGCCAGGGGGCAAGAGCCTCTCGTCGAGACTCTTATTCATTCGACCTGCTATGAAGTTGTTCTGTATATTCATATTACTTCAGCCACTTGTCCTGGCCACGCATGCTCATGAGCAGTCGACCCGGGTGTATGTTGCTAATGCGGATTCTTGCGTTGCGCAGCAGCGCGGTCTTCTCTTTCCTTGCGCGGTTGACAATGTACTCCTGAACGCCAAGCTTGGACGACAGAATAGCGTAACGGATGTATGCGTATACGTAGTCCTCAAACAGCTTGTTCACAGTGATTAGCGAAGCGTCTCCGCCCTCCATGCCATCTGACACGTACTCAAGGATGCAGAGCTTGTCCATCATCTCTGAGCTGAAGTTAATCACGCCAGCCTTCTTGTCGATGCGGAACGTTGGGTTGCGGTTAGCCGTCTCGGTGTTCAATCCGAAGCGTGAACCAACCGAGTACTCGAAGTACCATACGCCGTCGTAGTACCATCCCTGCTGTCCGTCAAACTGACTGCCCGGGTTGAGGTAGATGCTCTTCTGCGTTCCCACGATTCTATCGTAGTCAAGGCCAGAGTACTGCGGCTTCAAGATGTTACCGTTCTGGTCGAACAGAATCTTACCAGAGTTGTCCTGCAGGTATGCGTCAGCGCTGTTGACCTGGATGTTCTCCGTAAGCGGGAAGATATACCCGTCGTTGTACATGGAGATGCGAACCCAGTTTACGTAGTCGCTAGGAAGGACAAAGCGAAGCTGGTCGTCAACGCTGAGCTCCAGCACTTTAACTTCTTTGAATGCGTCGTAGTTCAGCTCCTGAATAGCACGCTTGGCGTGGAACAGAACCTGGTATCTGTTGACGTTGTTTACCAGCTCGTGGTTGCCTGCGTAAATCAACATGAAGTTGTTTACGATATCGGCAAGACTGATGTACTGATAAGAGCCCCAGTTGATATCCTCTGGCGTGTTGCCCGAGTTCGCATAGTATTGAAACTGACTTAGGTATGCCATGGCTTATTGTTCGCTTGCGTCTTCTTTCTGCTCTTCTCTATCGCTGAAGGTATATACATCACCCTCGCGCACTGAGATGCCAGCGTACTGCAAGATAAGGTTAACGAGCTCTGGTTCGTCAGACAACGGAAGCTCAAAGTCTTGATAGTCAGCGGCCGACTGATTGAACAGCGGCTCTCCACCAGAAAGCGTAACGTATGTCCACTTCGGGTCGCGTGGCATACGGATGTAGTATGCCGACACGTCGTTGGCTCCGGTGATGGTAGTGGGGTAGATGTCGATTTCCTCGCCACGCTGCACGTACAGCGGGAACGCTGCGGTCGGAGACATCAGGGTAGACGACATGTAGCGGAGCTTGCTCTCTGAGATGGGCTCAATCTCTACGCCAGTCACGTTGTACTGGATGACGTCAAGTAGGTAGTAATCAGCGGGTAGGCTGTACTTATTTGCTGCTACCTGCATAAGCGT